GTTGCGCCGGGATAGTTGGCAGCAAAGGCCATATGGCCATTTGTGCCTACGATATAGCCACGGGCGTCAATAAAGACACCTTTCAAATAATAGCGCGTTTCCTCTTTTGATACGCATTGCATAGCCGCGTCTATATAATCGCAGGGGATTGTCAGATTGATTGTTTCGGTAGTCATAGTTTACTGTCCTTTATTTTACTGTTGTAGGCACTAGCGCCATAAAGGCCGCGCGACGGTGAGCCGCGCGGCTAATATGGGGTTAGCTAACGAATGCGCCGCCGTTGTCTAAAATACGCGCGATAGCGGGCCAAGAATATTCGACATCGCCACCCTTGCCACTTAGCAAGCGCACAACGCCATAGGTGTTGCGAGCGCCCGCCATAGCGGCGCTTTGTCCGTCAAGGGTGATGCCCATGGCGTTTGCCTTGTCGATAAGATCAAAACGATAGTCGCGGGTTGTCGGTGTCATTTTATTGTCTCCGTTGCGTTGTTGATTGATTAGTAATTGATTGCTGCGCGGTCAGCGCGGGCTTGTGCGATATAGCCAGTGAATAGTGCGGCTTGCTCGCGCAAGTGCGCGGCCATGCCGTTGTCGGTGCAAACCTTGGCGCTGGCGTCATATTGTGCGCGGGTTGCGGTCAGCGCGTCGATTTGCGCGTCAAAAGCCTTAATGGCAGGGTTGCGGTTAATCATGTCGTATTGCTCCCGTTATGAAAGGTGAATAAGGCAAGTGTCTGCCATTTGTGTTGCATAGTGCACTGGACGTTCATATTGCCCGGTGACACCGTCGCGGTAAATTGAGATCCAGCGCCCGGAGGTAGCGAATCCGATAGTCGCGCCGTATGGCACGCTAGCCGTTAATGGCCATATATCTAACAAGCTCTCGCTAGCCAGTGCGTCGTTTAAAGTGTCAAAGTAGTTTTGCATTAGTTTTGCTCCTGTTGATTGATTAAAGCGCATTAAGGCGCGCGCGGGCGGCATCTTCTTTTTCGGCCCAAAGCTTAAGGCGCAAAAGCTTTGCGACTAACCTATCGCGCTCGTTGTTTACGTAGGCATCGGCGGATTGCTCGCCTGCCAATATGTCGGCAAGATAGGCGGCTTCAGTTTGCGTTAGATATTCCATGTCGTTTGCTCCTTTTGTTTAACTGCCCTCAAAATACACTATTAGAGGGCATGGTCAATGCCCTCTCAAAGTTATCCACAGGTAAATTGCATTTATGTCGAATAGTTTTGGCGCGGGCATTTCACCGGGTGAAAATTGCCGGGTGATTGCATGGCTATATAGTTGTCATTTGTAGCGTCATTTTACGGGCGCAAATGACGTTCCAAAAAACGGCTCGAATGCGCCCGTCTCAATAAAAAAAACGTCATAACGTTATGAATATGATATTTGTTTATGGATAAAAAAAAGAGGTATATAGATACCCGTATAATTTCACGGCGACTTGAAACGTCATGGCAATATGACGTTTTTGACGTGATGCAAAAATGTCACACTTTTGGTTCCCACGCAATAAATCGACATTGCTTTACGTTAACGTCAAGCGTTCACGGGCAACTTGAAACGTCATGGCAACATGACGGCTGTTACTGTGTTAATACACTAACACACCTATCTTATTGCGAACGATTCGCAACAAGCAAGCTGCCCCATATGTTATTGCGACTCATTCGCATTAGCAGCAGCAATATGTTTTTCTTAATGCGAGTCATTATCAATAAAGGAAAGGCCATCCCAGAATCTGCTACTGCGAATCATTCTCAATAGCGTCGAGCAGGGGGTGGGGGGTGGCAGGGCCGAGCGCCGCGTGACTGACACGGTCACGGGTCGTAAACAATTTTATTTTTTTTAGAAATATGCTACAAAGTATTTGGAGCGGTTGGGAATGAGGCGGTTGCGATCAGTCCTCTGGCCCACAGGCGATTGTCGAGTAGCCGCCGCTCTATTTTTATTTTTTGCATATTAAGATGCAACACACTATAGTACGCCCAATGACATTCTACTCACTGCCATTTACACCAGAGCGGACGCAGGCCACCGAGTCGCGGCTGGAGGCAATCTATGAAGCTGCCCGTTACGGGCTAAAGGGTGATAGCCTCGCTATGGCTGCTGGCATGACCCCGCGGCAATTCCGCGTGCTGGCGGAGTCTGACCCGCTGGTGGAGATGGCTGAAGCCAAAGGACGCAGCGAAGGTGAATACACCGCCGGCAAGACCATGTACGAAGCTGCGCGCGATGGCGACGCTAAGGCTGCGCTGGAAATACTCAAGCATCAGCACGGCTGGGTAGCCAAGCAGCAGATCGACGTGAACATCGACCAACAAATAAGCATCACAGGCGCGTTGGAAAAAGCACAACAACGTGTTATAGAAGGGCTGTACACTGAAGTGACAGCACCACGGCTATCTGATAATAGCGATGCAGATGTTCCGTTAAAGGTTAAGACTGATGCCAGACAAACCGTTAGGTGAAACCATATTTGAAGGCGCGGCCAAAGGCTACCGCAGTTTGTTTGGTGCAGAAAATCTGCCTTTGGATAAACGCATCTACATGGAGAGCGTTATTGACCGCCGCCGTGATCCTATTACAGAGCGGTCGCTAAACGCAGACGAGCAAGAGCAACTGCGTAGTTTGATTGCGTCGCGGTACGAACGCATTAAGCCGCAACTAAAACAAGACATGGTTGACCTACGCAAGAACGCAGCCGAAGCACTGCGCGAGGCGTCGGCTACCCGCAACCCTGAACTAAGGGCGTTTCATCTAAATAGGTACAAAGGCATTTCGCAAATGCTCAACGGTATCAAAAGCTATTTTGAAACAGGCAAGCTAAACCCTGCGCTTGTAGACTACGCAAAAAACAAAGTGCCTACAAACATACAGCGCGAGGATTACGCAAACCCTAGCGAAATTAATTCCGACCGCGGATCAAGCCTAGCTTCGCCCGGCAAAGATACAAACATAGGACAAACTTTAGGTCGCTTTAACTACGGCGTAGACAACGCAGGCAACCTGTTAGTCACCGACGCGTATGACTTTGGCGCGGGTGCTGCGGGACTTTTTGGCGGCGAAGCCGGACACCGGCAAAAACCAATAGGTGTTAGCGATCTTATATTCCCTAAACAAGCCGCAGCTAAACTAGGATATAGACGTTTGCCTGAAGGTCAAGGCCGGCCCGTAAAAATTAAAATTAACTCTTTAGCCCCTAAGCCACCTGAAAATTGGTTTACCCAAGCTAGAAATTATTTAGGGTTTTAAATGCAAGCACCGATATATTCAGCCCAAGACGAAATGGAGTTAATGGCAAGGCTATGGTCGCCAAGCCTGAAGGATGACCCACTAGCATTTGTACTGTACACATTCCCGTGGGGCCAAGCTGGTACGCCGCTGGAACACTTCCCCGGCCCGCGTAAATGGCAGCGCCAGATACTCAGCGACCTACGCGACCACATCAAAGAGAACAACGGTAAAGTAGATTTCTCAACTGCACGGATGGCGATTGCATCAGGACGTGGTATCGGCAAGTCTGCCCTAGTCTCATGGCTCACCATCTGGATGCTGTCATCAAGGATCGGCAGCACAACCATCGTGTCGGCAAACTCCGAAGCGCAGTTGCGCTCGGTCACATGGGCAGAAATTACCAAGTGGCTGGCGATGTCCCTCAACAGTCACTGGTTCGAGATAGCTGCCACACGGATCATGCCAGCCAAGTGGCTGACAGAACTAGTCGAGCGTGACCTGAAGAAAGGCACGCGCTACTGGTCAGTCGAGGGCCGGCTGTGGTCCGAAGAGAACCCTGACGCGTACGCGGGTGTTCACAACTTCGACGGTGTGATGCTGATCTTCGACGAAGCCAGCGGTATACCTGACAGCATCTGGTCGGTGAGTGATGGTTTCTTTACAGAGAATACACCACATCGGTTTCATCTGGCCTTCTCCAACCCGCGGCGTAACACGGGCTATTTCTACGAGACGTTCCACAGCAAGCGGGCGTTCTGGTCAACACGCACAATCGACGCCCGCGATGTCGAGGGTACAGACAAACACCTGTACCAGCGCATCATCGACGAGTACGGGCCAGACAGCTACCAAGCCAGTGTTGAAGTCTACGGTAACTTCCCCAGTGAAGGGGACGATCAGTTCATCGGCAGCAATCTGGTTGACGACGCCATGAAGCGGCCACCTGTCAAAGATGACACAGCGCCCATCGTCATAGGCGTTGATCCTGCACGTTTCGGGGCGGACGCCACCGTCATCGCCATACGGCAAGGCCGTGACATCCTAGAGTTGAGACGCCATAGGGGCGCCGATACAATGGAAGTGGCTGGCTACGTCATCGACGCCATCGAGCAGTTCAAGCCTGCGTTGGTCTGCATCGACGAAGGCGGGCTAGGCGCAGGCGTCGTGGACCGGCTGAAAGAGCAGCGGTACAAAATACGCGGCGTGAACTTCGGCAACAAAGCCAAGAACCAGATCATGTGGGGCAACAAGCGCGCAGAGATGTGGGGCGCCATGCGTGACTGGCTCAGAACCGGACACATCCCGACAGACAGGTTCCTGAAGACAGACCTCATCAGCCCGCGCACCAAGCCTGACAGCAAGGGTACGCTGTTTCTAGAAAGCAAGAAAGATATGAAGTCACGCGGGCTGGCGTCACCTGACGCAGCGGACGCCATAGCGGTCACGTTTGCTTTTCCTGTCGCGTCAATAGATATTCGACAAGGACGCGTTGACAGACGACGCACAAGCGGGTATTCTCCCGCTGGAGTTTCTACAAGCTGGATGGGCAGTTAATGGCAGACAAGAAAAAATCTGTGTCGTTGTCCGTAGGCCGTGGCGAAAAGTTGCCTGTGTCTAAGGGCGCGGGACTGACCGCTGCGGGTAGAGCCAAGTACAACGCTGCAACAGGCAGCAACCTGAAGGCGCCTGCGCCCAGCCCAAAAACAAAGGCTGACGCAGGACGTAAAGCGTCATTCTGCGCGCGTATGGGTGCAGTGGCTGCCAAGGCTAAAGACGGCGAACGTGCCAAAGCAAGTTTGAAAAGGTGGAAATGCCCATGAAACCCGGACTATATGCCAACATCCACGCCAAGAAAGCCCGCATTGCCGCTGGATCAGGCGAAAAAATGCGCGCGCCCGGCACTAAGGGCGCCCCCACCGCCAAGGCTTTCAAAGAGAGCGCCAAGACAGCCAAACCAGCTAAGAAGGGTAAGTAAATGCCAGCCAATAAATACACACGCGCACTGTACAAAGTTGGTACTGTAAAGGCTGAAAAGGCCGCGATTGCTAACAACGACCCAGCCCGCAAGGCCGCAGCCGCAAAGATTACGGCGCAAGAAGGCACGACAAACCCATCGGGCGGTCGCCCAGCGGTTAAGATGCCAGCTAAAATTGCAGCGACAAAACCTGTACCGAAACCTGTACAAGTCACGCGCATAACCACTGACATGAAGTCTTCGCCAACGACAAAGAAACGCTAAAATGCCGTTGGTTAAATCACCTAGCGGTTCTGCATTTCGCAAGAACATAAAGGCTGAGGTAAACGCCGGAAAACCTGTCAAACAGGCGGTTGCAATCGCGTACAGCGTGAAACGCGAAGCCGCTAAAAAAGGTAAAAAGTAACCACAATGGCTGATCCGACAGGTATTAACAAAGTAGGCGACGTAGCTGACATCGGTAGCGATCCAGCGAACACCCGCGGTGACCCTGATACAATGGCAACCATGCGCCATCGTATGCAGATGGGTATGGCGGCGCTGTCGGACAGCCGCGAAGATGAACTAGACGATCTACGGTTTATGGCCGGCAGCCCTGACAACCAGTGGCAGTGGCCAGCCGACGTGTTGGCGACCCGCGGCGCGGTGCAGGGCCAGACGATCAACGCACGGCCATGCTTGACAATCAACAAACTGCCGCAGCACGTCCGTCAGGTGACGAACGAGCAACGCCAGAACCGCCCAGCAGGTAAAGTAATACCCGTCGATGACACGGCTGACGTTGAAGTCGCAGCTATCTTTGACGGCGTCGTGCGGCACATTGAATATATGTCCGACGCTGATGTCGCCTACGACACAGCCTGCGACAATCAGGTAACGTATGGTGAAGGTTATATCCGTTTAATTACAGAATATTGTAACGAAGAAACCTTCGACCAAGACGTTCGTATTATGCGCGTCCGCAACTCGTTTAGCGTTTACATGGACCCAACGATCCAAGACCCATGCGGCTCTGACGCTGAATGGT